GAGGACGGTTCCGCCGCCGACAATCTTTGGAGCGAGCCCTATGTGACCAAGCGCAGCGGTTCCCTTTCCCTGGAGGGCAAGCCCGTAACCGATGCAGTAACCGGCGCACAGGACCCCGGCCAGGCGGAGCTTGAATATTTCGCCACCCAGGGCGGCTGCGACGGCGACGCCACCCTGCGCCTGGTAGACCCCTACGGCAGAGCCCAGGTCATTGACGTGATCGTGGCTTCTGTGGAAAAGGGCGCGGATGAAACCGAGCAGACCGTGAGCTGGGATTGCGAAATCGTGGGCGAACCCGAGGAAGAAGCCTATGTACAGGTGGCGGGTGTTGCCACCGAACCTGCAGGTTCCCTTTCCGTTGTCGCGGGCGCGCATGAAACCGTTACTGTGAGCTTTACCCCTGAAAACGCCAGCAACCAGAAGTTTTCCGTGGCGTCTGCGGACACTTCCAAGGTGCGTGTTGCAAACATTGACGGCCTGAACTTCGACATCGTGGGCGTTTCCGCCACCACTACCCCGGTGAAGGTTGTGGTTCGCACCATGAACAACAGCAAGGCCGCCGAGATCAACGTGACCGTGACCGCTGCCGGCGCATAAGCCAACAAAGTTTCCCCCGCCCACACGGCGGGGGATTTTCAGAATCAGGAAAGAGGTGCTTTTCATGGCCAATAAATTCAAGGATTTTGACGCGATGTTTTCCGAAATGACCGCCGAAACCATTCCCTTCCGTGCATACGGCAAGATTTACCACATCCGCAAGGAGATTCCGGCGGTGATCGTACTGGAGATGGCGCGCATGGAAGAAGGAGCAACCATCAGCCAGAAGCTGATCTTCAAGACCGCAGCCGCAATCTTTGGCGATGATGTGCTGCGCGAGCTGTGCGCCAAGCCCGGTTTTTCTGCAAAGAAGCTGGAAAAGATGGTCGAATGGGCGTTCAGCGCCATCAACGGCAAGGCGGATGACGATATGCAGGAAATGACCGAGGATGACACCGGCGCAAGCGACGGAAAAAACTGAACATGCTGGCCGTGTGGGGCTATGTGGAGGCGGATTTTCGCAGGGATTACGGCATCCGCCTGCGTGAAGATCTTCCCCGCATGAGCTGGCGCGAATTTAAAAACCTGCTGGATGGGCTTTCTCCCTTTGGGGCTGTGGCAAGCCACTACGAAGCGGAGCTGAAAAAGCAGAGGCTTGAGGAACAGCGCACAAACGGAAAAGGCGCTGCCGCCGCAAGCCGGTTCTGGAACCAGATTACCAGCATAAAGGCAAAATAAGTCTGCACCGCCCGCAGGAGGGCTACGCAGGAAAGGAGCATAATTATGGCCTTGAAAGTTGGCGAATTATTTGCAACGGTTTCACTGGATGATTCCGGGTTTCAAAACACGCTTGGCGGCCTTACAAAGAGCATAGGCAAGTTTGTAGGCATCACCAGCCTATTCACACTGGGCAAGGAATCCATTGAATCCTACGCTGAATTTGAAAGCGCGTTCACCGGTGTGATGAAAACGGTGGATGAAACTGCCACAACCACCTATGAGGATATCAAGGCGGGAATCATTGGCATGGCGGAAGTGCTGCCTGCAACCACTACGGAAATTGCGGCAGTTATGGAAGCCGCCGGCCAGCTTGGCATCAGTGCAGATTACATTGAAGATTTCACCCGCGTTATGATTGACATGGGCGAAAGCACGAACCTGTCCGCAGAGGACGCAGCAACCACGCTTGCGCGATTTGCAAATATCATGGGCACAAGCCATGATGAATTTTCCAACCTGGGCAGCACGATTGTAGACCTGGGCAACAATTTCGCCACTACTGAGCGCGAAATTGCAGAAATGGCAATGCGCATGGCTGGTGCAGGCGCGCAGGCGGGGCTGAGTGAAGACGAGGTTCTTGCCTTTGCGGCAGCCATGTCCTCGGTAGGTTTGTATGCTGAAGCGGGCGGTTCCGCATTCAGCACATTTATATCGGATATGGTTTCCGCATCTTCCAAGGGCGCCAAGGAGCTTGAAGATTTCGCGAAAGTTGCGGGCATGAGCGCAGAAGAATTCAAAACCATGTTTGATTCTGATGCGGCGGCAGCGCTTTCCGCGTTCCTGACGGGGCTTGGGGAGATGGAAGACGCCGGTGTGTGGCTTGCGGAAATGGGATATGATCAGATTCGCATGCGCGATATGCTGCTGCGAACTTCCAGCGCAAGCGGACTTCTGGCAGACGCGCTGGAAACTGCAAACACCGCATACGAAGAAAACATTGCCCTGACTGTGGAAGCTGAAAAGCGCTACGCAACGCTGGACAGCCGATTTGACACCACGAAAAACAATCTTCGTGATATGTTCCGCCAGTTCGGCGAAGCGCTGCTGCCCGCTGTGAACACCGCGCTGGAAGCAGCGAACAGCCTGATCGACGGGATCAATACCATTTTTACCCAGATATTCGTTGAAGATAATTTCAACGGCGCGGTGCAAACCCTGACCGGATTTGCGGAAGATATCGCGGGCGTATTCGAATCCTTTTTCACAAACACCGACTGGGCTGCAATGGGCGAACAGATCAGCGGGCTTGTAACCGAGCTGTTTGAAACCCTTGCTGCGGCAGTATCCACCAGCGATGGCGAAAGCATTGTATCTGCGATCGGCGATTCCATCATCGCTGCGTTGGATGCACTCGGCGCCGTGGCTTCCGCCTTTGTGAAAACATTCCTGACCTGGTTGATTACCGATGGCGGATGGAAAACCCTGGGCAAGGCGCTGATCGACATATTCCTGGCGGCAATCAATGCCGCATGGGAAGCGGTACAGAGCGTTGCACAGGGCCTTGGCGATATTATCATCGGCCTTCTTACGCCCGGATTGCACGCGGAAGGTTTTGACGTGCAGTTTTCCATAACCCCTGAGCTTCAGATGCAGGGGCTTGAAGGCGAAATCAATATGATTATCGCAGATATCGAATCTATGCTTGACGACGGTATGGATCGAGAGGAAATTACTGCCGCAATTCAGCACGTGCAATTTGATTATGGTTTGAGCAACGACGCCATGCAGTCTCTTGAGGATTCTGGATTTTTCAATTCTCTTGAAGAGGCGGTAAATGCCTACTTTGGTGAAGGAATTCAGGCCGATGTGCCTGTGGATGTGCATGTAAATGAATCCGCGCAGCAGGCTGAAGCACCGGGAACCATTGAAGAAGTGCAGCGACTTTATGAGGAACAGCTGCAGACTAAACCCGTAACCATTGAAGCAGACGTGACCCTGGATCAGGCAGTAACGCTTTCTGAGGAAGCCAAGGCGCAGTTTGGCGAAGCGGGCACGCAGGCCGGCCAGATCATGAACGCCAATATTTCAGCGGAAGTGGCCAATACCGAAGGCATTTCCACAGCGATCAGCAGCATGGCCGCAGCCGCTGAAAGCGCCGCAAGCACAGCCCTGAAATCTGCCGGTATGAACGCAGGTAAGATGTTCTCCAGCGGCATTGCATCCGGCATACTGAGCGGAAGAAGCGCGATCACCAGCGCCGCCAGACAGGTTGCACAGGCTGCCATCAATGCGGCCAATGCAAAGCTGAAGATCGCTTCTCCTTCCAAGGTAATGATGGAAAGCGGCGGCTATTTCAGCGAAGGCTTTGCAAAGGGCATTTTGGGTGCTGCCAAAGCTGCGGTTTCCGCTGCTTCCGGTATGGCTTCTATGGCTGCAAGCGCTGCGACCATCCGCAGGCCAGCGAGCACCCTGGCCTTTGGCAGCGCAGCCGCAGGCGGCGGCATGTATATCGATTATGACCGCATGGCGGAAGCGATGGCCGGTTACCAGATGATCATGAACATGGACGGAAAGCGCGTTGCACAGGTCAACGCCAACAACGTGCACAGGGCACAGAACCAGCGCCAGCACAGCCTCGCGCTCGGATACGGAATCAGCAGGAGGTGATGGCTTGGCAAGGATCAACAACACATGGTTTGAATTCGCAGGCAGTAATTCCCGGGACATGGGCGTTCAATTAAAGAGCGCCCATATTGATTTTTCCGGCGAATGGCGCGGCAGCATGGAAGAAATATCCGGCCGCAGCGGCTATCTGTGGACGGACGAACATGCCCGGAAGTACATCGAAATCAAGCGCACCTGCCGTGTGCGCGAAAGCAACAAGCGCGCCGTGAAGGCCTGGCTTTCCGGCAGCGGGCTTTTGAGGTTCAGCAGAGA